GTGGTGGGAAGCCTATAAAGGTACTTCTCCTGCGGCTGGCGGTGAAGATATCAGATAAATAGTGCTATAATAGTAATAAACATGGATTTATAATATGGCCAGGTTATTTGGTTTTTCAATTGAAAAAGAAAAACAAAATCCTTCTGTAGTATCCCCCGTTCCTCAGAATAATGAGGACGGGGTTGATAATTACATCAGTAGTGGATTTTATGGATCTTACGTAGACATTGAAGGTGTTTATAGGACTGAATATGATCTTATAAGAAGATATCGCGAAATGGCATTGCATCCAGAATGTGATGGTGCTGTTGAAGATATTATAAATGAAGCAATTGTAAGTGATCTTTATGATACTCCAATTGAGATTGAACTTTCTAATTTAAACGCAAGTGATAAGTTAAAAAAAGCAATTAGAGACGAGTTTAGAAATATTAAAGATATCATGGATTTTGATAAAAAATCGCATGAAATACTTAGAAATTGGTATGTTGATGGTAGATTATACTATTTGAAGGTAATTGATATTAAAAAACCCGAAGATGGGATAAAGGATTTAAGATATATTGATCCCATGAAAATGAGATTTGTTCGTCAAGAAAAGAAGATGAGCAAAGCAGATATCATGAATGTGAAGATGAATAGTGAGAAGGATGATACAAAAATTGTAGCTCCTGAAATTGAAGAGTATTTTGTATATACCCCTAAATCCAATTACCCCTCAGGAATGGTGAGTGGTAGTGGTGGAAATAAAGGTGTAAAAATTGCAAAGGATTCAATTACCTATGTAACCTCTGGTTTGGTTGATAGGAATAAGGGCATTGTTCTCTCATATTTGCAGAAAGCAATTAAGGCACTTAATCAGTTAAGAATGATTGAGGACAGTCTTGTAATTTATAGACTATCAAGAGCACCAGAAAGAAGAATTTTTTATATTGATGTTGGTAATCTTCCTAAAGTAAAAGCAGAACAATACCTCAGAGAGGTAATGAATCGTTATAGGAATAAACTGGTATATGATGCTAATACGGGTGAAGTTAGAGATGATCGCAAGTTCATGTCTATGATGGAGGATTTCTGGTTACCTCGTAGAGAAGGTGGTAGAGGAACCGAAATCACAACACTTCCTGGTGGACAGAATCTGGGAGAACTGGCCGATATTGAGTATTTCCAGAAGAAACTTTATAGAGCGTTAGCAGTTCCCGAATCTAGAATTGCATCTGATGGTGGATTTAATTTAGGACGTTCATCAGAGATATTGAGAGATGAACTTAAGTTCTCTAAATTTGTAGGACGTTTAAGAAAGCGTTTTGCTCATATGTTCACCGATATGCTCAAGACTCAATTGATTCTGAAGAATATCGTTACTCCTGAAGATTGGGAATCATTAAGTGAACATATTCAATATGATTTTGTATATGATAATCAGTTTGCTGAATTAAAAGAAACTGAACTTATGGAAGGAAGACTTGGAACTCTGGCATCTATAGAACCTTATATTGGAAAGTATTATTCACAAGAATGGGTTCGTAAGAATGTACTTCGTCAGACTGATGGGGAAATCATTGAGCAAGATGAGCAGATAGAAAAAGAAATAAAAGATGGGATTATTCCTGATCCTTCTTCCATCGATCCTATAACTGGTGAACCATTACCAGCAGAAGGTGAAATGGGTACTATGGGTGATATTCCATTGGAACCTGAAGTAGATGATGCGGTTACTAATGCACAATTACAAAAAGACACCAAGAAAGCAGAGATATAAATAAAGAATAGGATTATATTAAATTTTCATGGAAGAAATTGTAAAGTTGATAGCCACTGATTCTGCGGCAGCAGATATTAGTGATAAAATGAAGGATATGTTGTATACAAAAGCAGCAGAAAAAATTGATGCTCGTAAACCACAAATAGCTCTTTCTATGTTTGATACACGTACACTCGATACAGACACAAGCGAGGATCAAGAATAATGGCAAACATTACCCAGGTATTAGGTACTCAAGCAGCATTACCTACATCTACTGGTGCTGCCAGTAGTATTAGTGAAGCACCTGTAGTTCGTCTTTATAATTCCCATGCAAGTACTGCTTATCTTGTAACTGTTGTAGAAACTCAGGGTGGTGATACTGTTGGGTCATTTACAATGCCAGCAGGTTCTGTTGAATATTTACGGAAAAAGTACGCTCAATGTATTTTTGCAGAAAACGCCGCTATATTAGGTGCCAAAGTAGGATTTACCAATTAAGAAAATGAAACTCATTACAGAAGAAATTTCAAGTGTTAAATTTATTACCGAAGGAAAAGGTAAAACTAAAAAATGCTATATTGAAGGGGTTTTCCTACAAGGAAATCTAAAGAATCGTAATGGGAGAATGTATCCTGTCAATACTCTTGCAAAAGAAGTTGGTAGATATAATGAATCTTTTATTAAAAAAGGTCGTGCCGTTGGTGAGTTGGGACATCCTGATGGACCCACTGTAAATTTAGATAGAGTTTCTCATAAAATTACTTCTCTGAGACAAGAAGGTAATAATTTTGTTGGTAGGGCACAAATTCTTAGTACTCCTATGGGTAAGATTGCATCTTCACTTATTGAAGAAGGTGTTACGTTAGGAGTTTCTTCTCGTGGTATTGGAACATTAAAAGAAGATCGTGATGGTCTTAAGGTTGTTGGTGAAGATTTTCAGTTAGCGACTGCTGCTGATATCGTTGCTGATCCTTCTGCACCTGATGCTTTTGTTAATGGAATCATGGAAGGAAAAGAATGGGTTTGGGAAGGAGGAATTCTTCGTGAACATTTTATTGATGAGACCAAAAAGAGAATTAATACTCTAGTTGGTCAAAAAGCACTTGAAGAACACAAGTTAAATCTATTCAACGATTTTCTCTTAAATCTTTAAGTTCTATAAATAAATACAGATTAATTTAAATATCTAAAAATGTCCGTTGGTAACGAATTACAAGAAATGGAAAACGTAGTAAACAAAAACGCTGCGCCTGCTGAACCAATGCACAAGGGCCCTCAAGAGACCACTCCTGGTAGTGCAACTCCCGGCCAAGGTGCTATTGAGGATTTAGGCGGCCCGACTCCAGAGAACTATAAGGTTGATAACGATTCAGCTAAATTAAAGACTCCTGGAAAAACCCTCAAGCAAGTCAGAGATGTCGTTAACAAAAACGCAGTACCTGGCGATCAAGCAATGCCTACTTTGAAAAAAGAGGAAGAAGAAAGACCTGAAGATCAGGTTGTTTCTGAAGAGGAGAACACCGACGAGGAAATCGTTGCCGAAGAACCTGCTAACGGAGAAGATGTAGTTTCCGAAGAGGAAACTGTTGTCAATAAGATTGATGTTGAGGAAGATCTCAATGCTCTTATTGCTGGCGAAGAACTTTCCGAAGAGTTCCAAGAAAAGGCACGGACAATTTTTGAAGCTGCAATTACATCTAAGGTTGCAGAACTCAAAGAAGAACTTGCTAAAGAGTATGAAACCTCTTTAACAGAAGAAATTGTGTCCATTAAAGAACAACTTGAAGATAGGACTGATGCTTATCTTGAGTATGTTGCTGATGAGTGGCTGGAAGAGAATGCTCTCGCAGTAGAACATGGACTTAAAACAGAAATGACTGAATCATTCCTTACTGGAATGAAAGGTCTATTTGAAGATCATTATGTAACTATCCCTGAAGAAAAATATGATGTACTCAATAGTATGGTAGAAAAACTTGATGAAATGGAGTTAAAACTCAATGAACAGATCGACAAAAATGTCGCTCTTAATAAGAGATTGTCCGAATCGGTTGCTGATGTAATTCAATCAGATGTAGCTGAAGGTCTAGCACTTTCCCAAAAGGAAAAACTCGCTTCTCTTGCACAAAATGTTGAGTTTGTTAGTGAAGAAACCTATCGTGAGAAACTAGTAACGTTGAGAGAATCTTATTTTCCCACAAATACTAGTCAAAGAGATCACTCAGAAACCATTTCGGAAGGAACAGCCGAGGCACCTCAAGTCAATTCAGATTTGATGGAAAGCTACCTTCAGACTATGAACAGAGTCTCTAAAAACTCAAAATGATTTCTAGATTATAGAACAAACTAACTTAAAAATTTAAAGAGGAAAAAATCAAATGCAAGCGTTCAATGCTGAACACCTGCAGGAGAAGTGGGCACCACTCCTAGACCATGATGGTATGGGGGAGATCAAAGACAATCATCGTCGAATGGTCACCGCAGTTCTCCTGGAGAATCAGGAAAAAATTCTTAAAGAGGAATCAGAATTCCTTGGCGAAGCAGCACCTACTAACTCGACTGGTGCTAGTGTCGCAAACTTCGACCCAGTGCTTATCAGCCTGATTCGTCGTGCAATGCCTAACTTGGTCGCTTATGACCTAGCTGGCGTTCAACCAATGAATGGTCCAACTGGACTTATCTTCGCAATGCGTTCTCGCTACAAGTCACAGACTGGTAACGAAGCATTCTACGATGAAGCAGACTCTGCATTCTCTGGTATCGGTACAAACTTTGCTGATCCATCCGGTTCAACAGGATATGTTGCTGGTGGTGGTGGAGTAAGCGTTGGTTTAGGTACAACTGCCCAAAGAGGTGGCGATCCTGGACTTCTCGATTCTGCTGGTACAGACGGTCAAGTCTACAACGTTGGTGAAGGTAACACAACTGCTTGGGCAGAAGCTCTAGGTAGTGATGGATCACCTCAGTTCAACGAAATGGCTTTCTCAATTGAGAAAGTAACGGTTACTGCTAAGTCACGTGCTTTAAAGGCAGAGTACAGTCTAGAACTTGCTCAAGACTTGAAAGCAATCCACGGATTGAATGCAGAGGCAGAACTTGCCAACATTCTTTCTACTGAGATTCTTGCAGAAATCAACAGGGAAGTTATTCGTACCATTTATAACGTTGCTAAGCCTGGTGCTCAGTCAAACGTTGCTACTGCCGGTACATTTGACCTTGACACTGACTCTAATGGTAGATGGTCAGTTGAGAAATTCAAGGGTCTAATTTTCCAGATGGAAAGAGACGCTAACGCCATCGCGCAGCTCACTCGTCGCGGGAAGGGCAATATGATCCTTTGCTCCGCAGACGTTGCTTCTGCTCTAACAATGGCTGGTGTACTTGACTACACTCCTGCTCTTAATGCTAACCTTAACGTTGATGATGCTGGCAATACCTTTGCTGGAACTCTTCAAGGTAAGTACAAGGTATACATTGACCCATATGCTGGTGGTCAGAACCAAGGACAATTTGGTGCACCTGCAACACTTGGTGGTCAATACTACGTTGTTGGTTATAAGGGTTCTTCACCTTATGACGCTGGACTGTTTTATTGTCCATATGTCCCTCTCCAAATGGTCAGGGCAGTGGGAGAGAATACTTTCCAGCCAAAAATCGGGTTTAAGACTCGTTACGGAATCGTTGCTAATCCTTTCTCACAAGGTGCTACAACCACTAATCCTGGTGCTATCATCCGTAACTCCAACGTATACTATCGTCGCGTTAAAGTTGCAAATCTCATGTGATACAGAAGTTTATATACTTCAATCATTTACAAAGACTCTTCTTCGGAAGGGTCTTTTTTTTGTCTAAATAAATGTGTAAAGTTATATTACGACCTATGTTTTGCAAATTCTCTAAAATGACTCTAGAGGAACGTCGTGAAAAGAAACTAAAAATGTATAATTTCTTTGAAGAATCTCTAGAAGAAAGACTAGCTGGAATAAAGGCTGCTAAGGCAAAGTTGGAAGAGCAGATGGCAAAGGATACTCTATAAATAAAAAAGAAACCTATCGTGAACTAATGCCATATCATATTAAGAAAACTAGTATTCTTGGTTCTGCTGTTCCTAATAGTGGAGTAGAATATTATACTGGAAATAATATTTGGAATGATGATTATTCCAAAAGAAAAGTATATACCAATAAAGCAGATGCCGATGCTCAGGCAGCAACTACGGTTACTTACACTTTAGGAGATAAGACTATTACGTATCAACCTGATTGGTGGAAAAACTCAACAGTTGTAACTGAATAAATAAAAATAAAAGTAGTATTACCATGAAACCTACTCCTAAAGAGCATAAAGAGGCAGTTGACAGACATGCTAAAATAGTAAACCATCTAATTGAAGAAGGTTATGCTCAAGATGCAAAAGACGCTGATTCAATTATAATGGGTATGAGTGAAGAATGGTTCAACCTTATTATTGACTAATGAAAGATTTTGATAGATTTATTGAAGAGGCAGCTGCTAAAAGATGCCCTAATGGAGAATTTTATGATCTTGAAGGCAAAAAATGCCGGATAATTCCTCGTGGTTACCATATGGGTGGCAGAGGATATATTGAACCAGATGAGAATGGTAAAAAAAATGGCAACGGTAATGGCAATGGGTCCCATAACGGGAATGGAAATGGTAATGGCCATGGTGGCAATGGTAATGGTAGCGGCGGCAACGGCGGCAGTGGCA